TCAAACACTTTCTCGATAAGTTTAGTCCACTCGACCTTTTCAATGATATTTACTATTCCATTCCAAATGCTCTGTCCCAGTTTTGACCAGTTTGTGCCCTGTGCCAGACTAATCAGCAGGTCAAGCAGTCCGTTCAGTACTGCATTTACCGATTCTGCAAGGCTTTTAAGTATTCCTGCAACGTCAATGTTATTTATAAATCCTGCAAATTTACTGCCTATTCCGCCAAAGTTCACACGGTCTAAAAATGATGTTATACTGTCAAAAATGCCCTTTATTCCTGTACTGAGAGTTACTGCGATTTTAGTGAAGTCTATGCCGTCAAACCACCCGTTTACTGCATCTCCTATGCCTTTGCCGAGTCCTTTCCAGTCAAATACAGTGACAAATCCGTGAAGAATATCAGTAAGTACCTTTATTTTTGCCGACAGTGCTTTTCCGAGCTGTGTCCACTTCACTTTCTGTATTGCAGTGTTCAGACCCCTTGCAATATTTATTCCGAAGTTTTCAAAGTGCAGACTTTCAGCAAGTGTATTTACTGTACCCGTAATCGTGTTTATACCGCCTGCAAGCCCCTCACCCAGTGCCGACCAGTTTACATTGTCAAAAAGCCCGTTCAGCAGTTTGCTGACTTTCTCCGCACCCGTTCTGAATCTGCTTTCAATTTTCTCCCAGTCTATTCCCTCGAATACTGAATTTACCTTCTCCGCAAGTGCTTTTCCGACTCCGTTCCAGTCGCCTGCTTTAATAGCATTTTTCAGGTGTTCTGCCCAGTCAGGAAGTTCAGGCTCACTCATATCAATCTTGCTGTAATCAATACCGCTTTCTTCGTCCTTTTTACTGTCCGCACCGCTTTCAGACCCGTCAGAAAGTATATTCATTTCGTCAATACCTGCTGTACTCATCTGTACTTTTTTAGCTGTATCCTGTGCAGTTTTGGCAGTATTTTTCAGCTTTTGTGCAGTGTCGGAAGCCTGTTTGTAGGTTATTCCGAAAAGTCCCGAAATAAACCCTGCGATTTGTTTCGTGAGTACTGCAAGTCCTGACATCATACTGTTTAGTGCAGGCATTACCGCCTGCATAATCGGTGCAAAGGCTACGCTCAGGTTAGCTTTTACTTCATTCAGAGAATCAGAAAATTCCTGATTTGCTTTAAGTGCCTCACCCAGTGAGTTTTTCAGTGCCTTTACTCCTGCGTACATGGTAGCCATTAAAAATACCCTGCGGAACGAGTTTTTCAGCATACGTCCGAGCTTTTCAACTGGTTTTGCCACTGTTCCTGCTGACTTGTTAAGTACTCCGAATTTGCGTTTCAGTGAGTCAAGTGCTTTTCCTCCGACAGATTTCAGTGACTTAAAGGCTTTGCCGAAACTGCTTTTAATGCTTTCAGAGTGCTTTTTTGAGAGCTTTTCGGACTGCTGTTCAATTTTCTGTTGCAGTGCTTTTACTTTCTCCGCATTCTGCTCTTTAATTGCACTTATTCTCTCTGCACTCTGTTCCTCGATTGATTGTACTTTTAGTGTGCTTTGTTCCTTAATCGACTTTATCTTTTGGGCATTTCGTTCTTCACTCTGCTGTATTCTTTTTAAACTTTGTTCTTTAAGTGCATTTATTTTTTCTGAATTTCTTTCCTCAATGCCTTGTATATCTTTGGCACACTTCTCCTTAATGTTCTTTATTTCTTCAACATTTTTTCGCTCAATTGCTATAAGTTCCGCATTAAGTGCCTTTGTTTTTTCAGCAGATTCAGCTTTCAGTGAACGGAGTTTTTCCTCATAGACCGAAACTTTATCAGCATTGAAAGATTTATTTATCTTTGAATTATACCCGTCAGCAGTTTCACTGAGTTTAAGCATTTCCTGTTGCAGTTTCCCCATTTGAGCATTTATTTCTTCAATTTGCTGAACATTGCTTTCGCCTTCAAGCCTTGTCCTCAGTTCATTCCACCTATTGCCGAGTTCTTCAATTTTCTCCTTTGTGATACTTAATTTTTGAACGAGTTTTTCTGTTGGGTCAGAAGAAAGTTCTGAGTTTTCAAGAACTTCCTGTATTTTTTCCATTGAAGATTTTGCTCTTTGTTGCAGGCTGTTTCCCATTGATTCAAAGGGTCGGCTCATTATTTCTTTTAGAATTTCGCCTGCTCTTTCCGCAGGAGTTTTTGCACTCGATTCTACATTTTTGAATTGTTCGCTGATAGTGTTGCTGTTCAGCAACAATTCAAGTGATACACTTCCTGCACTTTCTCCCTTTTCAGCCACTTCTTCTCACCTCCGCTCACTAAAACATTGCAGAAAACATTTTTTCAAAGTCAACTGCATAGCTCTCCGCACTCTTTTTCTCCGACTTCTGACCTGCTCTGAACGTCTGCCACTCATTCCTTATTCTGTGTTCGTACTTCGTGAAATTTTTCAGGCGGTTACGGTCGCTCTCCTTTCTGATGAGAACGACCTGCCCAAGTGGCGTATCTTCCATGATTCCGCCTAAAAGCAACAGCCATTCACAGTAGTGCATTTCGTCCTGACCGTTCGGCAGTATTCCGTACTGCTTTGCTATCGACTGGCAGATTAAGTTTTCGTCATGCTCAAAGTCGTACCATACTTCCTCACTGAAACCCGTCTGATTTCTCCGTTTCTGTACCCGTCATTGCACTTATTACCATTTCGGTGAGTTTCTGATAAGCTGAAAACGGCATATCAAGTGTTTCTATTTCCTTGTAGTTCTTGCCGAATGCCAGTTTCAGTACTTCATCTGCATTGGTGATTGAATCGCCTTTGTCCTCACTGAAAAGCCTTATTGCTTTCTGTACGGTTGACTTTCTGTCATCAATCTGGTAAACTTTGTCACCTATTCTTATTTCAGGCGAACCCGTGAGGAGTTTCTCGTCAAAAGTATAAAGTCTTGCCATTGCTGTTCCTCCTTATGTTGCAGGTGTAAAGGTGGGTTTGCCGTCACTCATGATGTCAAACGCAAGCGGTGCGACTGCTGTTGAGTCGCCTGCTCCCCACTCCGTTACATTGATTACGCACGGTATCACGAGTTTTGCACCAGAAGGAAAGTTCCATGCTACTGTCGTTCTGCACTCTCCGCCCGTTTTTACTGCTATTCCCTCAATGTAGTCGTTGCCTGCGTCACCTACATTACGCTTGCCCGACACGGAAATAGTGATACTCTTTCCTGTCACTTCACGCCTTGTCCAGCCCTCCATGTCGTAAGGCGACCACTCCTCTACTTTGCCGTCAATGCTTACTGAAAAGCTCTCCATATCAGCAATAGTTTTCATGTTAGCTTCTGCTGTGCCGTCACCGCCTGTTACATCAATTGAAAACTGATTCTTGTAGCAGGGGTATACTCCGCTCTGATTCGGCATACTCAATCATTCCTTTCTTTCAGTGTAAATAATATCGGTGTCTATGATGTACTCGCAGATACCCTTTTCGTCTTTTCCTATACTGCGGACTGCTTTAACGTCCGCAAATTTTATTGTGTGTTCAGCAGTGTTCATATTGTCGAACGACCTGAACAGGTCAGCTGTTTCATACGCTTTCTGTTCCGCTGATACGGGACTGTCAGTCCAGTGAACGAGTATTCTTGCTTTAAGTACCTCGTAGCTTGATTCAGTCCCGATACACTCACGGGGAGTAAACTCCGCACGCTGGTAAACTCCGACCGTCTTTTCAAGTGACGTATCAATAGTGCCTGACGTTACGTCCTCGAAGTCAAGCAGTTCTGCAAGCAGGTCAGCAATTTCAAGCAGTGACAAGTAATTCATGTTCCTGACCTCCTCTTAAATGCTGAAATAAATTCAGCCTGCACCTTGCCTTTCTTATCGCCTGTAAGGTAAGTTTCAAGCCAGTACGCCCCTGCGTTCGGATTTTTACCCGTCTGAAAATTGTATTCGGGGTGATAGTACAAGCGTCTTGCCTGCGGTGACCCCGTTATAAGCACCGCACCGTTTTCAGTACTTTCCACAAATGTCTGATTGTTCTGCATATCACCTGTATCAAAGGGCATTGTCTGTGAATTTATCAGGTCTGTGTGTACTGCTTCCAGTGCTTCTACTGCTGACTCTTTTGCGACTTGTTCAAGTTTCTTAATTGCCGTATGGTTGAGCTTTATCGTCACTTTCACTCAAATCAGCTCCAATCTTGTATAATTCACCGTCCCGTCAGGATTTCTGCACTTCTCACTTGCATATACTTTCCTTTTCAGTCCCGACAGAATTTCAGCCTCTCCCTCAATTACGTCCGTATCAGGTGAAATATCACCGTTGAAAAGCAGTTCACCCGAAAGCGTAATTATCTGTTTTTCGGCAGTAATTTTCTGTTTTGCCTTTTCACTGAAAAAACACTTACCCTCAAAAATTACAGTGCATTTCGGTGAGCCGTCACGGTTTACACCGCCTGTTCTGTAAACTTTAACGGGTATCGTGCAAACTCTGTCGGGAACAAGTGCAGGATATTTCATAATATCACTCCTGTTTTGATAAAATTACGAATTAAACAAGCCCCCTGTAACAAAGTCCTGTCTGCATCAGCAGACTGTAAACTTCACTTGATGTCGTTACGTCCCCGACCGTCACTACTTTTGAACGGTCAAAACTCATGGAAACTCCCGAAATACTGTACGAACTCAGCGGACTTTCAAGCAGTTCCGAATTTGTGTAGCAGAAGTCAGCGTGAAGCTGTACTGCCTCTTTTACAATTTTTTGCTGAAACTCCGTGAGATTCTCAAAACCTGCCTTTACTATTCTGTTAAAGGTCAGACTGTCAACCGCCCTGCAAGCCTTACGCAAGGCGGTTTCAAGCTGATTTTCAGGTATTTCACCTTTGTACTCATCAGGATTCAGATACATTGCCTTTTCCCTTTTTGGACTTTAATTCAGCAAGTTCCGCAAGAACTTTGGTGTATTCCGCACGGCTGACTGTTCCTGTGGGTGAATATTCAATAACTTTTCCGCTGTCGTCACAGATGTCAAAGCCCTGCGAAAGATAAGTATTTTTACTGTTTTCGTCTATCGTGTAGACCTTGTTTTCCTTCACTGCAATCATATTATCCCTCCTCATGCTTCTGCATGAATTATACAGCCCTTTGTAATAAGGTGGTCAATGGCAAATGTACCATTATATCTGCGGTTCTGGTACAGGTACTTGTCTGCTGTTCTGCTGTCTGTACCGGGTGAGAAGAAGTGAATATAACTGTACTTCACTCTGCTTACCTGACACTCAGGGTCTATGAGAATATAGTCAATAGCCTTTGCGGTAGTAGCAGGAGTACAGCCGTCCGTGAAGTCGAATGCTGACTTGAATCTTGCTGACGGTACAGTAACTATATTTGTGATGTCGTCAAGTGTATGTACTCTCCTGTCGATACCTCCTCCGTTTTTTATATCAAGTGTACGCTGTATTCCCTCTGCGTTTTTGAGCAGTTTCTTGTAAGCGGAAGTGCAGAAAAGTACAAGCCTGTCAAGCGGTACTCCCTCATCTTCGAGCTTTGCAAGATTGTCATCAAAGTCACCGAGGATATTTGCAGGTGTAAGGGCAGTAGTCTTGACAGTTCCGCCTGCTCTTACAAATTCAGTGTAGATTTTACTGTAAGTGTAGCAGTCGAGTTCGGGAATAGCCTGAGTATGCTCAAAACGGCTGTGAATATTCGCAAGCGAAAGAACGCTGTCAGTTTCGTCAACGTCCATAGGGTCAACCGCAAATTCAATGTCACGGTCATGGTCGAGCGTCTTTGTTTCGTAATCGTTAGCGTAAGTACCAGCGTTGAAACTGAGTGTACTCCTCGAATGGTCCTTGTAGCCCGATACTGAAAGTGTCGGGATTTTAATGCTCTTTGCCCCCGTTATCTGAATGTCGCTGTTGGAGTGAAAAAGCGGGTCGCTTGTGAGTTCCTGTCCGTAGAGTTCACGGAGCTTGTTACTGAACTGTGTAACGTAATTGACTGTATTTGGCATAGTTATTTACCTCTCTTTCTGATTCCGAAAGCCTCATCGAACCTTGAATCGTCTGGTGTACTTTCCTGCGGACTTTCTGCCCCTACTCTGAATCCGCCTGTTTCTGACTGATTTTTCCAGTCGGGGTACTTTTCTGCAATGGTCTGCAAAGCCTGTGTTATTTCAACACCGTCACGCTCCGCCACTGCTCCTGCAAGCAGTACGGCATCTTCGAGAACGTCCGCCCTGAAACCTGCCTTGTACGCTTCTATCTGTGCTTTAAGTCGCAGGTTTTCGGCTTTAAGACTGTCAGTTTCAGAAGTAGCAGGCTTTTCCTCTTTTGGTACTTCCTTAGTTCCTTCCGTACTCTCAGGCGGTTCAGAGTCGCCTTTATCAGGCTCTTTACTGTCGGGCTGTTCTGTTTTCTTAACGTCCTCTGTCTTTGCACCAGGAGCGTTTTCAGGAGTGTTTTCAGCCTTGTCCTTTTTCTCTTTTTCGTCCATGATTTTACCTCGCTTTCTTGGATTTGGGTATAAAAATAAGACCTTACGGTCTTTTCAGCATTATTTGAACATAATTAAAACGCCCTTTTAAGAGCGTTTTAATTATCATCTTATGTTTTCTCTTTCGAATATAAAAAACCGTCTTATTCGGTGGTTTCTTTATTATTTATAAGGTATTCGCAAAGAAAATTAAGTTCCTCATATGATAATGGTGCTAATGGGCTTGTCTGTGAATCATCTTCATATCCTTTAAATTTATATTCATATTTCATAGGGTCAAAACCAAGTTTTTGACATATTGATTCATAAGTTATTTCCATAATAGTACCCTCATTTCAACTTTTTCATTTTTTAATTGTTGTAAAGTATTATTTAACTCAATTCTGTCAATAGCTTGTTTGTTACCACTATTATATATTATCCTTTGAAGTTTGTCAAGCAACGAATTAATAATTATTGGGTTAAATTCACCTGTCACTTGATATTTGAAAATATTTCCATTATGACACGCAATCAAACCATACTTATATTTACGTTCATAAGCGCAGCCGATGTCATCAAGACTTGGAACATAACTTCCAGGGTGATTGTGGATTGCGACAATACTATAAGGTTTAGCATCATTAAGCATTTTAATCATTCTTTTTGTAGGTTTTACACTTCGCTCTTTGTTATAATCGTTACGAGTAATATATTTTCCTGTATTAGTATTGATAAATGAAAGGTCTTCATATTTAGTGCCAGTGCGATGATAAAGCATATTTCTTGATTCCTGACACATTATTCTTCTTACTTTTACCGATTCATCAAAATTATCAAATTGCTTTCTATATTCCGTCGAACCAATAGCAGACTTATCAACAATAGTTTCAGGAGTATCAGATTTCACTTTGCTATATTCAGCAAATGTGTAATTATTTGGAATCGGAGCATCAGTGTAAGCCCCCTCCGCCTTTTCGAGTTCGCCAACATTCACCTCAACGGAATGACCTTCGGTCGCTGTCGGAGTTGTTGGTACTGCTGTACTCTGTGTAGGCGGTGAATTGTCGTAAATCTTTTCACGTCCGTAATCACGTTTGAGGATTGTTGCGCCTTCGTTCTGATTGGTCTGCTCAATGAAGTCTTTCAGCTTGGATTGTGCTGCTTTTAGGTCTTTTTTCGCCTGTTTTACAGTGTTCGGGTCGGAAAGTCCTGCAACATTGCGTTTTGCCTTTCTGACCTCTCTTTCAAGTTTTCTCTGTTGCTGTTCGAGTTTGTACCGCCTGTTATTGTCGGAATTGTCCTGCGGTCTGGGTATCGGGTCACCGTCACGCCACATTGAAATAGTGTGACGGCAGTTCGGGTGAAAAAGCCCGCCACTGACTGCCGATGAGAGCAGAGGAAACCACTTTCCGCAGTAGTGCGACTTTCCGTAAATCACGTCACCAATGTACCTCTTTTCACCGTCCCACTCGCTGAATACGTCCTCAATGTAAGGCTGTCCCTGCCACGGCAGACAAGTAGGTGAACACATTGAGTAGTGGCTGACAATTACTGTATCGTAGCCGAGTGCCTTTATCTTTGCTGACTGCCCCTGCAAGTTCGCACGTGTAGCAGTCGTCCGCAGTGCCATTCGCACGTAGTCCTCTATATTTACCCGTC